TCAAACACAGTTTTGAAGAATCTTGCTCAACATCCCTTTTTTCAACCACAAGATGTGCCATTAAATACTTTAAATATAGTCAAAGAAGATAAAGACGCAGTAAGCCTTTTTCCAAAAAACGGAGATGGGTGGTTTGAGAGTAAATATGGTACAGATGCTAATACAATTATTCGGATGTGTCGCAAAATGCGAAGACATGATAAGGTGTTTAAATCCGAATACGATAACATCATCAAAGATATACGCCAAGTAAAAGCAATGGAAGTTGACGCTACCATTAAATCTCTTACATGGGCGGTTGGAATGGAAGATGTAATTCGCAACATAGGGCTTAGTGACCGTTCTTTGAAAGCACTTCGTAAGTTTGGTGAATTAAGAGGAACAAGTTTGCAAAAAGCATGTCAACAATACCTCAAAGCCATGACTGTATTACAACATCTTAATGAAAAAATGGATTGGGACACTGATGACCAGCAAAATTGGGTTGATGCTAACAGCATGAAAAAAGATGCTCAAAAAATGTGGCGCAATACATTGCATCAAATTGATAACTTGAAGAAGACCGATGTTGCCGCTTTGGAATACGCATCAAATCTTCTTGGAAAAGAAGGGGCACTTGGTAGTCGTGAAATTGTACGACGAGGGTATGGAGTTCTTAACAAATCCATGACACCTGCAAAAATGAGTTCTCTTCTCAAAATGTACGGTGAAGAGGTTGATGTTTACCGAGGAAGTAGCAATAGTACATATGTAAAACAAGGCACAAATGGTTTCATTATCAAAGATATGTGGGCGTACACCGCTGGTTTTGTAGATGCTGACGGTAGCATTTTCATTTCCGAGCGAGGTGACCCCCGTGTGACTATTGTAGCCAGTGGAGATAACGGCAAAGCGCATTGCGAAGAGTTGCAGAAAATGATTGGTTGTGGTCGCCTTGTGTCCGACCAAAAATTGGCTAAAAACACCATTAAACCAGTTCATCGGTTGATATTTTCTTCTAAGCAAGATATTCATGAAATTCTTAAAGGGGTCTTACCACATCTTAAACTCAAATCGTTACAAGCAAAGGCCGTTTTAAATTATATTCAAGAAAAGGACAGTATGAGAAAAACGCAACTTTACCAACTGGTAACATACAATAATTGGAAAGACCATAAAAGTAAAGCCACTTCTCTCTTGAACAAGTGGGGCGTTGATTTAGACACTATTGGTGGATATGCGGAGGGACTATGATGGCTGAAGAACAAGGAAGAATATCTCGTTTTTTATCTGCGTTAGGAGGGCCATTCCGTCGTAAAGAATCCCCAACACCAACCATGCCACTTTGGACAAGTGGAATCCAAGAACCTGTGATGGCTCAAGGAATTACAATTCCAGCACTTTACGCAGTGAGTAATGAATCACTTATTCTTCGTACAGTTCTTGCGAAACTACGCCAAGAAATGTTTCGTCGTGGTTATTATTGGGAAAAGAAATTTGCACGCAAGTGTACTGTATGTGATGAAGAATATCAAAGCGAAGTAGATGCCTGTGCAGAATGTGGGGGTGAGGTTCGTAAACCCGACAATGACGAACTGACATACTCAAAATGGCTTCTTAAACAAGAAAATAGCATGGAGCAATCTTTCATTCATGTGCTTAATGAAATAGAAAGTGACCTCAATGTTGTAGATGACGCTTTCATGATTCTTGTTAAGGAGTATTTTATTGACCCCGAATCAAAAGAAGTCGTCTTTTACAGGGTAAAAGAAATAATTCGTGGTGACCCCATATTCATGCGTATTGTCGCTGACAAGCGTGGTGTTCGTGGTGGACGCTTCAAGATATGTCTTATTCATCGTGATGAAGTCAAAACACACGCTGAAGATGACACATGTGAACACTGTGGTGCCGAACTGCATGATGTACATTATGTAAACATGGCTGGTAGTGGTAAAACGCAATACTTTGCTGAGGGAGAGGTTCTTCATGTAAGTAAATACAAACCCTCAAAGTTGTACGGTCGCTCACCTGTAAATACAATGTGGCGACAAGCCATGACTTTGACAGCGATGGATAATTACATTTACACTGCATATCAAAAGCGAAGGATGCCGAAAGGAATTGTATCAGTCACTACAGATAATTTAGAATCAATGAAGTCTTTTTGGAAGGCCGTTGATGAGAAAATGGAGCGTGACCCACACTACATTCCAAAAGTTGGCATTGAATCGGCTACAGGTCGTGGTGGTGTAAATTGGATTAAATTCATGGACACTTTAGAAGAGATGCAATATATTGCAGTTCGTGATGAAATTCGTAATCGTATGGCCGCTTACTACGGAGTATCGTCTGTATTCATGATTGATAGTGGTAAGTCGGGTGGATTAAACAATGAGGGTATGCAAATACTTGTTACCAACCGTGCAGTTGAATTTGGACAAAAGGTGTACACTGAGGTTTTGTTTCCACGCCTTCTCAAACAACTCAGTGTGAATGATTGGAAATTAACACTGTACCCTAACGAGGAAGAAGATGAAATTACTCGTTTGCGTCGTGACTCCGAAGAACTCAATGTAGCACAACGGATGGCTCAACTTGGCTTTATGCCCGAACTCATTGAGGATACTGCTAACCGTGATATTCGGTTTACTTACAAGCGACCCGAACCTCAACCACCGCAACAAGGTGCACCTCCGGGCGGTATGCCTCCGGGCGGTATGCCTCCGGGCGGTATGCCTCCGGGCGGTATGCCTCCGGGTATGCCTATGGGGATGCCTCCCGGTGGAGGGCCACAAATGCCTCCACAGTTGGCTCAACAGATTATGCCTCCACCTCAACCCGGCGGTCAAGGCGTAGGACTCCGTAATCGTGGTCCTGCGGCACCTCAGCGAAGAGGAAGCATGGGTAGCGGTGCGCCGTTTACAAATGTTCAACAGCGTGGGCCGCAACCGTCCATGCAACAAAACATAAGCAATGCACTTTTGGACGCAAGACGGCCTCGTGGTCAATAACCTTCTTAAACACAAGTGTCATGAGAGAAACATAGCAGGGATTAAACATGGACTTATTGAAAATGCACCCAATGGCCCGAAAAATGGAACAAGCGCAAAAAGCATTCATCAGTGCTTTGGAAACTGGTGATGGTAATTTAGCAAAGCAACATTTGACAGAAGTACAAAAATTAAGTGATTTCCTTGCTGATGATTTGAGTGGAGAAATTGCCAAGTCGGATGTTGTTACACCTCAAGGACCACGAGATATTTTTGCAGGTGGAGTTCCAGTCGTTAAGATGGAACGCAAAAAACAAGCAAACCCCATTATTGAAGGCCAACGACTCGGCTTTATGTCATCTTCACAACACAACACCAACTACAAACGCAGTGCTGGAAGTTACGGTCGTAAAGTTTGAGGTGTTACTATGACCGAAGAAACTTCAAATGCTGAACAATTGATTGGTGTTCTCATCAATAAAATGGAGTCTATGGACTCAAATTTAATGCTTTTGAAGGCTGAAAATGATGCTTTGAAGCGTCTTGTCAACAACCCTCAACGACTTCTCCGTAAAATGGGTCTTGTGTCAGTAAACACACCATTTACCGAAGATTTGCTTAATGACCCATTTCGTGGAGATATGGAACTTGAAAGTGGTACAATCTTAAAAAGTCAACCAAAAGTTGGCTCAATGAGTAATGAGGATATTCACAGTATGTCGTGGGAAGAAATTCACGAAATTGCACAAAACGCAAAGGGGGCTACACAATGAAACCAAGACCAGTTAGCAATGAATACATTTCAAAAGCCATTGAATTAGAACAGCGACTTGAAGCATTGGAAATTTCCAAAGCAAAGTGTGACTGTAAAGAAGGTGAATGTGACTGTAAAGACTGTCCTAAGTGCGGTTCAAAGATGAACAAGATGGGTGGCTGTATGAAGATGGGTTGCGGTGGTAAAATGGAGAAAGCCGAGCCGGGATTCACAGCAGAAAAAATCTCCAATGTTAATCCTTCATTCCATGCTGAATCGGGTGGACAAACCAAGAGTGGTTACTTTACTACAAACGGAAAAACCATTGAAACCGAAGATGCTCCTAAGAATAAAAAGGCTAAAGAAACAACCAATATGCAACAACTTGGTTCTCGTATGAACCCTCACGAGGGTAGCGGTGTTGAGCGAGAGGACACGGCTGGCGACTCCAAGCCTTTGAAGAAGGCTAATCGCAAAACAGCCATGCGTGAAGAAGGGGGGCCAATGATTTGCGGTCTTTGTGGAGGTACTGAGCGTAGCGGTTGTCAATTACCCCAACACGGTGGTATGGATTTGTTTGCTTGCCCGGATTTTAGGCCGCTCCGTTGAGGGCGGTGATAGCGTGAACGACCACTTCTATGTATGCGGTAATGAACTACTGAAATCATTGAATGACGGTCTTGACCTTCGCACAGCGGCGGCTGAATACATTCTCGCTTTTGAGAATCTTGACCATACTCCTTCCGAGCCGTTGTATAAATCATTGAAAAATACTGCTGATATAATTCTCAAAGACGAAGAGGATGCGGCTACGAAAGTAGATGATGATACTTACGAGTATCCCGAAGGAGAAGGTTATCTTTTTGCACAAACTCATACTCACGGTGAGCCTACAAACCATGTATGGAAAGATGGATTACAAACATCAGTAAATCCAAAATTTGCTCATGCAATGTGGCCTTACTACCAACCACCCAGTGGCAAGCATCCATACCAACGCCACCACTTTCCTTTTCATGAAATCAATTATCCCCTTCTTCGCACCAACGCTGTTACAGGTGACCCTCATTATGTTCGTATGCTTCGTGCTTGGGCACTTGCTGGTCATGGTAAAAGAGAAAAAGAAATGGAAAAGAAATTCTTTGACAAACTTGGTAAAAAACACCCTATGGTTGCAGGTTATCAAAAAGAAAAAAGTGGTAAGAAAGTAAACATTATTGGTGATACACGACCTTCGGGTACACTTCACCACCATCAATATGATTTGTATGACCGTGATTACTTTCGCTGGTTAAAGAATAACTCCAACCGTCAAGAAGAGTTGTTAGCAACAGGAATGTCCAACGAAGAAATGAAAGAGCAATTGCGTCAAGAACACTTTGAAGACCGAGCGGCTATGTGGGAAAACAACGATACTACACTGAGTGACTCTTACGAAGAACATCCAAATCGTCTTGGTCATCTTGGTTATATGCTCGGTCTTGAATGGCTAAGTCCCGAAGAGCGTTCAGCCGTAATGCAACACATAAATGAGAAAGGTCTTGATGACCATGAACTGATTACTCTCCCCAATGGGGAAAAGATACCATCTGCTCGTATCAAATATAACGCTCTCATGCGTATGACTCCCGAAATGAATTGGGCTATTCGCCCAATGACACACATGGGCCGAAACGCTCACTACCATCAAGAAGACAATGATAATGATTACACTAAGGGAGAAGAAGGTATGTTCTTACAACAAGGGCTTGGTACTCTTGCCCACGAACCGTTGGAAGAATTTGACGGTGTTTCTATTGCTTCTCATATTCTTAGTCGCATAAAAGAAAATTACGGTACTGAAAAGCGTATGCGGTATCTCCCTCGTCTTAACATTCACAAAGAACCAATGAAGGAACTTCAATATGATGAATTACTTGATGCGTCAAGAAGTCATTTCAAGGGTAAACAAAATTTAGAAAAGGTAAGGATGAGTAAAGATGACCTTCTTTATTTGGCTGGTTATGACCCAAAGACACGGGAATTGATGAGCGAGCATCCTATTCATGGTAAACTGGATGAACCCATTGTAGATGCTGGAATGATTGACTACATTGAGGCTGTCGCTAAAATGCGGTCTTCACTTCATCGTCAAATAAAAGACATTCGCAATCATCGTGCATTCTTTACTTCACCCTTTGGCCCACACCCCGATGAAGAAAAGCCCGAATACTGGGAAACAAGTGCTGATAATGATTTTACTTACGGTCCGGGTCATTTTTGGAGTACACCGTTTCAAAGTACAGGTGGAGCAGGAATGTCTTACGCCACATACATGGAGATGCTTCATGCGACACACGCTCAAGAAGATGGTTCAACACCGTTTATTGAAAGCAAGGATGATACAGGTGAAAACTTCTTTGAGCCAAATATGATGAATAAAACTCTCGCTAATCACTTCATGCCGTTGAGGTCAAAAATCATAGGTCAATACCAAGAAAAAATGAAAAAGGTGAACACAAAAGAAAAACAATTTGTATCTGCTGGAAAGGGTTTTGTTTACCGAAATGAGGCTGAAACTCTTCAAGAAATGCTTTCACCATTCGGTGTTTCAAAGAAACATCCTCATCGTGAAGGCACTACAAACAAAAACAACATCACTGAACACAAGTCTTCACTCAATCCTCAGTACGAATACGCTATACGACACATGACGAAAAATGAGCGAGATAGCAAATTTGGTACCCACCTTCAACCCCTTCAATTCCCACATACTGTAATTCCTAATTATCACATTGGCGGCAAAACTGGTTATGGTGCGGCACCTTCCGATAGTAACCTTCACCGTAACGCCCAACTTGCTCATTTTGTAGAAACATTAGGAGGTCGTATGTATCACCCTCACACCCCCGCTAAAAAATCCATGCAAAAGCCAAGCGATTTCATACGAGGGGATGAATCAACCAGCGGTGGTATGTCTCGTGATGAGTTTACAGACTTTATGAGATGGGGAAGCGGTACAGGGTTTTCTTTCAAGTCACTCAAAAATAAAGTTCTCAATAACAAAGATATGAACCATACGATGACTGCTATCACTCAAGCGTCAAAAATACTGGGTACACAAGACCCGAAGGAGATTCTTGAATACCTTACTCACGGTGACCACGAAGAACTAAACCGTGCGTTGTTGGGTCGTGAAATCGGAGAATTTGATACCAATAAATTCAATATCGGGATAGACAGTATGAAAGCCAGTATGAATACTGAGATTCAAAACAAGAAAAAGAATCAAAAAAGTAAAACCACAATGACCACTGATGAAAAAGATGTGGTGTCACGCTTTTTACAATTTGGTGGTATGATGCCCGCTTCTCAAGAAGAAAGCGAGTTGAATACCAATCTTGAAATGATGAATCAGCAATTGATAGATACGCCAGTTGAGCAACGAGGCGAACTGATGCAACAAATTCGTGACACAACTGAACAACTTGAGCGTGTACAACAAAAAATGAACAAAAAGAAGCAATCTTCTCATTGGGAAAAAGATGCCAATCGTACACATACAATTTTCAGCGGCCATCGTAAAACAATTGCCGAGGTAGCACGAGATGTTATACTACCAAAATATCTTGAGCATGACCCAAATGCCTTTGACCCAAATGACCCGAAAACATTCCTTGCAAATCATCACCAACTTATGCGTGACGCTCAACGCTACATCGCATCTGTGCCTCATTCAGTACATGGTATAACAACGACTAATTATGGCATAGATGATGCAGTAAAACCAACAAAACCTTCACAAAATCCATTACACGCTACGGTAGGTAAGCATTTATCCACAGATGGAAAAATGATTGATGGTAACATGAGCGTGGATGAAGTGCTTAAAATTCTCAATATAGAAAAGACCCCTGTTGCTAAAGAAAAAGCACGAGAACTCATTAACGCTTCTAATGAAGCCAATACACCTTTGTTCGCATCAACTATCAAAGACATTTTACTTAGCGGAAAAATTCCAAACATAGATGCTATCAATCTTAATCAATTTACAGATGAAGAAATCATGAGTAAGCCCGAAGAAGAATTAACAGATGAAGAACGCTTCTTTCGCCATGCACGAGAAAATGGTTATCATAAAGCCATGAATCACTTTCAACAACAAACCGATAACAAGCAATGGAAAGGGCACCACTCTCACGCTATACCTCGCTATTTGGCTATGAAACTCAACCCACAACAATTTGATTTTTCTATGACAGCGGCAGGCGTAGGAGCAATAAGTGGAGATATACACAATGCAAAAGGATTCAACAGTAAATCATTGGCTCGCACAACGAACACAACGAAAAACCATCTTGATACCATCGTTCACTTTGACCCTCGTGTTATGGATGATGAAGAAGGTATTTTTACTCCCGGTGAAGACTTTTCGGAAACAGCAGGATTTGGACAACGACCTGTAGGTGCGGCCACGCCTGCTAATACTGCTTTGACTGACCACTTTGACAGTGGTGCATGGCATCACGGATATGAATTGACACCAACGGTTGGTGCTGAGTTTGATGCTGAGGGGAATATATTCGCAGGCTCAAATGTTAGTACAGGATTGTATCACAGTGTACCTCAAGAACTTACTGAAATGGTGCATGGAAAGGAAATAGCAAATCAAGTGTACGCAAACGCCCCACCGCCAAGAAACCCTTCCAACGCTCACCAAAGTATGAATCTTGAATCGGCTGACACAGCGAGTGACAATATGTACACCATAGCGGCCAGTGAGATGACTGAACTTATCACATCACTTCTTGACCCCGATATTATGCTTACAAAGAGTGATGATGCAAAATGGAGTCCACCTGTTCGTCCTATGCACCGTATCTTTGAGATGAGTGACTTAGAACATTTGCGTGGTTTCAGCGGTTCATGGGTAGTAAGTAAGTGGTACGATGGAAAGCGTCTTGTTATTGTAAACAAAGATGGGGAAATTACAGCGTATGACGAAGGTGGTAGAAAGAAAGGTCTTCGTAAAACCACGAAAGAGGCTCTTGAAAAGATGAACGATAAGAATTACACGCTTGACGCTATACTTGGTGAAGAGGAATTACATATCATTGATATTATCAATTACGATGATAACAATGTGGCTGAGATGCAGATGTTTGAGCGATTAAAGATATTGCGCTCACAGTTTGATAGTCAAGAACATGTTATCGTTCCCGGCCCACATGATACTCGCATGACGGATGATGAAGGATTGGAAGAGGCTGTAAAGAATCTTAAAGAAGACCACGATAACATTCTCCTTCGTGATAACAAATCAACATACATGCGTGGAGAACGCCGCCATCCTAAGTGGGTGTTATATCGTGATTCTCGTGATTTCAACTTCATAGTTCTTGACCGAAGAGGCAAAGGCCCATACACATACCAACTTGGTGCTGGCCCCATTCTTGAAATAGAAGGACTTGGAAACCGAGCAGTAGAGCATAAAGGAGAACATTACATGGATGTAGGTACTGCACACAATCAAAAGAAGGTCTTCAAGGTTGGAGATGTTGTTCGTGCATCTATTACAGGTATCTCAAAGAAGAACCGTAAGAATCGCCCTGTGTACAATGTACAGTTCAAAGAATTGGAAGGGGAGGGCGAAGGAGAAGGTGCGGCAAGTACAGAATCTCTTGACCTCATGACTAAATCATTTCCTCCTATTCTTATTCCGCACGATATTGAAATCTCGGACTCACAAATTCAAATCGTGTTGAAGGGAATTGACACAGTAGTGTATGAAATGGAAGAATTGAACGATACATGGGTACTACATTCTCCTACAAGCACAATGGGTGCTTTAACAAAAACTGATTACCCAGTAATTCTTTCCGAAAGCCTATTCCCGTTTTGGTCGTCTGTTGCTCCTTTGTTAGTAAAGGGGTACTTGAGGAAGGCTACAGAAGTGGATATGCCAAAGAAACCTACAGATGAGCAAATGGAAGAGGGAAGTGCGGGTATTCTTGAAGAAGATGATGAGGAGCGATTACTCAAACCTAATAATACCAAGAAGGCGTTAGAAATTATTTCACGAGCATTGGATAAAATTTCCAAAGAAAAGATGACTTGGACAGGTCCGAAGGGATTGGGTATAGATGTAGGTACACCGCAAGAATCACCTCGTGGCCCCACACAACTTCGCAATGAGTCCACACTCCCCGATTTTGACGGTGAAAAGAAAATTACCGATGAAACAAAAGAGAAGAAAAAAGAAAGACTGAATCACATTCAAGTGCAAACTGACGAGGGTGAAAATTTGTCTATAGACTACGATAATGACCAGCCTTTGTTATCTCGCTCTTAACGAGCAGTATAAATACCATAACAGTAAGTCCTTGATTCAATGCTCGCAGTTCAACGACCCAATGACGGTATCACTCTTCTCAAGAGTGGTAACGATTTGGTTGTTGCTGGTTACGCATCGGTTGAACTTGTTGACAAGCAAGGCGACCTTATTACTCGTGGTGCTTTGAGTGATGCCTTTGATGGCTTCATGAAGAGCGACAAATACCGAAATGTGCAACTGGCTCACTCCAACATTCAAGTTGGGGAAGTAATTGACAGTTACATAGATTCTAACGGACGAATGTGGAAATCCGAATGTGATGACACAGGAATGTTCGTTGTAGTACAACTCCGCAATGATATAGAGAAGGCTCGTGAAGTAGCCGCTGAAATCCGCAAGGGCAACCTTCGTGGGTTTTCTATTGGAGGACAAGCATTCAAGCGAGTGCGAAAGTCCGACATGGAAAAAGGCGACTACCAAGAGATTTCAAAAATGGAGTTGCATGAGGTGACGATTTGTGAAAAGGGTATCAACCCCGAAGCGCAATTCCGAATTTTGAAGGAGGATACCACTATGACAGACGAAAACAGTGATTTGACAGGAATTATGTCACGCCTTGAAGCCCGATTGGATGCT